CCACCACCATCTTTAATGAATTGTTTTAATTCAACATAAACGATGTTTGATTGATTTTGGAAGTCTCCATAAGTTCTGTAACGACGATCTGTCTCATCCCATTCCAAGTATTGATCACCAATTCTTTTAGCGATATAATCAGGAGATGATGGGTTAAAATTGAGACCCGTATATCTTTCAACAGTCTGACCAGACAATGTTTTAATTGCCACGGTAAATGTTCCATATGGATTAGCGACGGCATTGGCAGGTGCTGAGATATTTTCAATCGCAATCATATAGTCTTTTTGAATGTCCTCGCCAACATGAAGAGACTTAAGTTTAAACAAATCAACTTGGCCTTTTTCTTGTTGAGAAATTACCCAACCAGAACATGCTTCTGCTGCAGCTTCTTTGTGAGCACCCCAATTGTAGGTGCTAGCAGAGCCGCTTTGAAGAGGTAAAAGGATACCATATACTGTGCCTCGAGCATTGCTAGAAAGTCCTAAATCGTCAACTTCACGAGCAAAAGACTCTCCAAGCCAATAATTTTCTTTTTGAGCAGAAGGAGTAGTAAGCCCATTAACCAATTGTGGATTTGTGTTAAATACGGTTCTTAAGTATTTTGTGGAGTTTCTAGAAAAATTAAAGTTACGAGTTTTCTTTGCAACACCAGATCCACTAATTACTAATTTAAATTCACAGTTTGATCCGACACTTTCAACAAGTGTTCCAGCTTGTTCAACTAAGTCTGAGCTACCTGCTGCAGTTCCTGACAAGGCAAGGTATCCTTCTTTTACGTAGAATACAGCTGCTAAAGATCCAGTAGTCATTGAATCAGCTGAGGCTGATTCAATTAAAAATAAACCATAACCAGTTGAATTTGTATCAACATTAGTGGTAATATCCCCGCCTAGATTCCATCCGGCTTTACCTGCATCTGTTGCTTGAGGGTGCTGATCTCCAGCTATTCTTACAACAGTAATGGGAGAATTTTCTGATGCTAACCATGCTTGTGCTGCATAAGATGCATAAGTTGGACCAGTTGTATTTCCATCACGCCAAACATCTCCTTGTGCTCCTGCACCACCAGGAATAGGAAGTCCAAAAACAGATACATAGTCATCTAAATTTCTAATTTTTACAGGTTTGTTAGCGGGACCTTTTCTGGTTCTACCGATAATAATTGGGCCTGTTGCTTCTGCTTCTTGTGGTAGGAAGCTTTGGTCAATCTCGCGGATTTCAATTCCGGGTGAAAGAAAATCAAATTTTTTAGCCATCGATTTATCTCCTTAATAAATTCATTTTTCCTAATAAATAGTAGTCCTAAAGCCCAAAGTCATTAAAAGTCTCTAAAAGAGTCGTTGTCGCTTTCCCATGGTTTTGAGTCTCCAACAATTGTTCTTTCTCTTATAAGTTTGACTTCGGTTATCGTCTCTCTAACGGTCACTTTTGGGACCTCATCGTTTTCGCCATCACCTAGCAGATAGCCAAGAACTTTCAAATCGACTTTTGTCTGAAATGAACGCTCTTCTTCACCAAGGTTGGCAGTATTGTTTGTCATAGATAGGTCTCCTTGTATGAAAGTTTCATACTTGTGACCTTCGTATTCCGCAAATAATGCGTTAATTAATCCTGTTTTCGTCGCAAAGGGTGTCATTAGATCATTCATTTGCTGTTGATACTCTGTTCTTAAAGTTATAGAGTAGTTTACGGTCACCCAAACAGGAATTGGTGCGTAAACCTCTTCGTAAACAACTTTTTTGTTGTCAACTGGGTAATTCTGTTGTCCATTGAACTGTCCACTTTTAGATGAGGCAAACTTTCTTGTTGGACGTTGTGCTATCTTTCTAGAGACGAGTCTTTGGTGTTTTCTATAGCCTCTCGGACCGTTGGTATCTGGAAAAACATGTGCCTGCCAGCCGCCTTTAAATGTTGGGTCCTTGTTGATACCTGTTCTGTCCACGGAAATCAAAGGAAGCTTTAGTTTTCCAACGGAATCTCGGATATCCTTGTCTTTTGAGTTCACAGCGCGTTCCGGAGACATCCAAAGCACAGGCACTTTACGAAAACCACTGTTGGTAGAAGTGTGTAGGTCGAAACCATCATTAATAAGGTTATAAATAGCCATATCGATGGTCTCTATAGTCGAGGGTGTTAAAGGGTATTCTTTATTCGCCATTAAAAACTCCATCTCTTGCTCTAATACACTCGGCTGTTACTTCAAACCTGCTGTCAATTTGACCAAATAGTTGTTTTGGTTCGTTTATTTTTACTATCTCATAGTAAATACTTCCGTATCTGAGGAAATCCCCTTCTCTTACGAATAGGTTCTGATCTTCTGTCAATCTTCGCTTGTGAAAATTAACCTTTAAGCCTGTTTTCTTGTCAATACCAATGCCTTCTAAGAATGAGGTCTCAACTCCCATGTATTCTACAAGAGCAAACACTCGAATTGGGTGTAAAAAGTTTTTCTCAATAGCTTCACCATATAGTGGGTGAAAATTTGTTGTTTCCATGTCAATCGGAAAGTATAGCACCTGTTGTCCGACAACCCTTTCAATGACTTCATCATTGACTTGTTTGACGAGATTTTTTTCTTTCTCTCCAAGAAACATTGGAGATGGTGGTTGAGTTGGTCTTTCCCATTCTGACATTTAGTTACCCCACAAAAATCTTTAACGGAGTCTTTGACACGATCCCATCCATATTGTCAACCATTGCCTTGTCTGTCTCGGCAAGTTTGGCATAAAGCATTTCGTCAAGTTGCTTATTCAACTCTTCTCTAAGAGCAGTCTGCTCAGCCGATGCTTGACCTAATAGGTCCGAGGCATTTAAAGAGACGTTGTCTCCGGGAATCGGTATTGATCCTCCAAACTTTCCTCGGACTTGTCCGAGAGTCTCTTTTGACAATGCTAGCGCAAATCTTCTAATCCATTGTTGTCCAATAGAATTGATACTCTCAAATGGAATATTCTCCATTGGCATGGTGTTCATATTGTTCACACCATCTACACCAGAATCATAATCACCATCTGCAAAAGCATCGTTGTTTTCAATCGTAAATCTAAACCAGAATTTTTCTGGTGACACATCGTCAGGCGCTGGATAAATCTTTAGTTTGTTGTCTACAATCTCATACGAATAGTGTGAGGTTCTTGTGTAGAGGTGGTCTTCGTATGCGATTGCTTGCAGTTTGTTTTGCCATGCTGGGATGACATTGAAGGTGGAATCATCAGCATACTGACCGTAGTTATGAAAATCGCCCACCACATTAAGCCCACCATAATAGCCATAAAATCTCCACATTTGTCTAGGTGACACATAGTATACTTGTCTAACTTTAATTCTTTTTCCTTTTTGCAACTCAGGTTGATCATGCCATCCACTGCCAAACAATGATCCAGAGTAAGCAAGAGTAGGATCAGCAATGACAGCACTCTCAACTATATCTTGTAAGTCATATAGTTGCTGCTTAGACACTCTGTTAATAGATGCTGAGTAAATTGGATCAGTTCCTCCAACCATCGCCTCAGATGAAAACTTATCAGCAGCTCTGAAAGCATAGTCGAATTGAAACTTGGGATATTTAAGAGATACACCATCTCCTTCTTTAAGATCTCCTTTGTGATCAAATGACCCTGTAGGACCTCCTAGAGCACTCCCTAAAGCGTTCCTCGCTTGATGGAGGTTCACGATATAGCTATACTCTAAAACGGCCTCCTCGTAGTGATTATAGACGTTCTTAGCTGTTAATTCAATATCAAGTATATCTCCACCTAATCGCTTATATGTAAATGCAACTTGAGCTTTTGCTCCAAGCAAAAAAGCAGCAGAACCTGTGTAATGACCAATTGCTAAAGATTCTTTGATATCAGTATCTGAATCAGAAGCGGTTATTGGAAGCACAATAGCAGATTGGGTTGAGGTTGGGGTTAAATCAGGGAAACTCATATAATATCCTCCGTCCCATTAATTAGTTTGAAAAACAAGAAACCTCCGACGTAAAACATCGGAGGTCAAAAGGAACATAATGAAACAATTCTATTCTTCTTTTTTAGCTTCAACTTTTTTCTTTGGTGCCGCTTTCTTTTTAGGAGCGGCTTTCTTTTTAGCCTCAGCTTGTTTTTTCTTTTTTGCTTCTTCGACAGCTTTCGCCGCTTCTTCAAGTCTACGCTTTACAGCCATTTTTCTTCTACCAGACATAATCTAACTCCGTTTAATAAAATAAATAGTTCTGGGGCGAAAAATCACCCCAGATACAAATTATAGATCATCTGGAGTTACAAAACCAGTAACTCTGATTAAGAACTTACCAGCAGTTACAGGAAGAGCATCACCTTTGGTTGTGCCACCAGTGAAATCTGTAACTGTAATAGGTGCAGTTTTTCCAGGAGCATCAGCAAAAAAGTTACTTCGATTTCCGTTTTCACCAGTAGCTGATTGTTGTATGGTTACAACGTGACTGTTTGGACTGGAACCTACAGCCGCAGCATTGAAGTCAGAATGTGATCCGCCATTAAAAGCTCTAGCGATACCATCTGCAATCTTTGCTGTTGTATCAGCTGTTTTGGCATTGATTATCCCAGCAACCTGACTGCCATTGTAGTTTTGAGCTCCATTCAAATCAAAGAATTTGTGCTCAAAAGAGCCATCGGCTTTGGTCAATGAAATTCTAGAAACTTCATCAATCAAGTTGTCTGCGAGAACAAATGCTTCATCCTCTGCTGTTCCAACAGTAATTGTAGCAGTAGCTCGAGCAACGTCTGTTCCAGCCTGTGCTCCCACACCAAAGTATAGATACTTATCAGCTGGGGTAGCCTTGTTGTCAAAAAGCGTAATGTTATGTCTCCCAGTCTCATCACCAATGTCAGCAGATATTAAAGCTGGTGAGTTTTGTCCTTTTAAGGCAACAGCTCCACTGGCACTTCTAACCAAATTTAAAGAACCAGAGCCAGCTAATGCTCCGGCTGAGCCTACAAATGCTTCGAGACAAACACTTTCGATTGAGGTAATCGCTCCAAAAGTAGCTTCCTTTAACTGACATAAGTAAGCAGCATCTGAACCAGCTCCCAATGAATCATTGGTTACACATTCATCACCACCACTAATTAATTCTTGCTTTGATGATCCAAGATCATAAACAATGTCTGTGATCAATTTTTGACCTTCTCTGTGTTGAGTTGCAGAAACAATACATTTCTGCATTAAAGGTGAAGCTCCTACGTCAACAGTTTGACCTAGTTTTTCAACTTCAAATAATCGTTTCCTATCTAATCTTCTCATAGTCATAGTATCATCCTCCCTTATAGATCTGCTGGGACGGCGAATCCATGAACGTAGATGGCTAATTTACCACCGGTATGTTGAGCACTACTGGCACCAGATCCATTGCAGACAAAAAGAAAATCATTAACAAGAGAACCGTCATCTTTTAGCACAGATACGTCCTGCCCAACTGTTGTAAGTCCCGTTATCAAAGACGTGCCAGGGGATCCTCCTTGATCAACACTGGAGCTTTTTAATTCAATATCAAGCTCAGTATCAGCACCTTGTGATGCTTCAAGCAAAACAACTCTTAATTCTGTAACAACACCGAATACGGCTTGGGTAAGCTGACAAATTTCAGCTGGTAGCCCAGAAACCCCAATCGCATCCGTGTCTGCTCCACCACCGATGATAGTTCCTTTTGATGTTCCCAAGTCTAACAAAATTTCTGTTATGATTTCTTGGCCTTGTCTATGTTGAGTTGCTGAAATCAAAGCTGGTAACATTCCAGCACCTGTTCCAACATCAACTGTCTGTCCGCGCTTTTCGACTTCAAAGAGTCTCTTGCGACTAAATCTTCTATTTCCCATAATAATTTCTCCTTAAATTATGTTATTGCAATAACTTGTTCAAATCTTCGAGTTCCACACCAGCCACTTCGGTGATGGACTCTTCAAGGGCAGTGGCCTCGCCCAAGGAGGATATGTTCAAGTTCCTAATAAGTAGTCTCAAATAAAACAAAAAACCCCATCACCAAAGTGACAGGGTTGATTGCCTTCATCTAATCAAAGATTAGGTAGCAGAGTATTCTCCACCAAGAAGATCACGGCAGATAACCAAACCATACATATCAGGACGAACCATTCTCTTCGCATAGCGGGTCATCACACCCTTTCTAGGAACGAAGTCTTCTGGTCCGAAGATCGTTGGTGTAGTTTGTAGCGGCACGTATGGTGCGTATACATATCCACTTTCAAGGAAAGAAGATCCGATACGAGCAACCAAGATAACGTTACGTGGGAAGTAAGGATCAACAACTACGTCGAACTTACGGTTCAAAGAACCAACCTTAACAGCGCCGATGTCGCCTTTATCAGCGTCAGCAGTTACGTTAGCACGGAAACCAGCGGTAAACTCAAGAATGTTTGCAACTTCAGGAGAGCAAACAATGTGAGTAGCGCCACCACGCAAGGTCTTTCTGTGAATCTGAGCAGAAACATCATTGATTGTTTCAATCAAAGTCTCATACCATTCAGAAACTGTTCCGGTAAAGTCAGGAGCAGCAGAAGAAGCACCAAGTTCAGCACCAGTTTGACGATTTACGAACAAACCAGGAGAACGAGACCAGTAGTAAGTAGCAGCAGTTGCGCCATTTACAAGGTCAGCAAGAATCTCACGATCGATTTCCAAAGCGATTTGCTCTGAAAGGATAGAAGTCAATTCTACCTCAGCATCAATGTTGTGATAAGCGTTCAAGTCTTGTCCTAATTCAGGAGTCCACTTTGCTTTCAACTTTTTGGTTTGTGCTGTGATAGCGATTGAATCTACCTTGATGTCGATCTCTGGAATATCTTCAGATCCTTCAAGAGCAAAGTTGTTTCCAACAATACTTCCCAAAGCAGTGCTAGCTTGAAGATGATCGCTAATCGGGAAACTAATTGTTCCAGCAGCGAAACCTTCACAATCTTCAGCAGTTGTTGATTCTGAAGTTACTCTGGCTTGATTTGTTAAAACAAACACAAAACGAACTGAATCAGCACTTGTTCCAGCATCTGCTGCGGCTACTCTTTGAGTCAAGCGACGAATTTGCTTAATTTCTGAAGCACCACCAACAGAGGTGATACGAGAGTCAGCATTTAAAGAAGTTACCAATTCTGCGTTTGGAGTCCATTGGAAGGCACTAAGATTATCAAAATCAGCGTCTTCTCTGCCGGCAGAAGTCATAATCTCGGCTTCATTGACGTCAATTACGACACAACCAAGAGTAGTTTCAGCCAAAAGATCAGCATCATAGCGAATCAATTTAGCAGAATCATTATCTACAGTCCCATCCAATTTAAATACTGCCTTACATGCAGCATCACCAATAGTGTTAGCAGTGATTGTTTGGTAGTTACTTCCACTTGGAGAAGAGTAAGCATAACCAACAGCTCCACCACGACCAGGGCCAGATAGGTCTTCACCATTAGCGCCGACCAAACTTACGCCATCAACGATACCTTTCGCCAATTTGTCAGTTCCGTAGATAGAAGTAAGTCCATCAGCAGTGTTACCCATACGAGGTGAGGTAGCAGCTCTTCCGTTTTGCTCAGAACCAAAGGCAAAGTCAAGGAAGAAGATCAGACCAGATGGCAAAGACATCGGCTGAACACTTACAAGATCGTTAGCAATCAATCCGGCGAATACACGACGAACGATTGGGAATGCAACAGCAGCGAAACCTTCAACAGATCCACCTTGCATTGTATTGGCTTCTTTTAACAATGACTTAGCTTGGTTTTCAAGCAAAACAGCCATGTTTGACTTTTGAGACTCATTAAGTCCCTCAAGTAGACCAGTTTGAGTCCACTTGTTTAACAGAGCAGCACCTTCTTGTTCCATATTACGGTTAACAATGCCTTCTGTCAGAGTTTCAATAATAGACATTTTAAAATCTCCTTAAATTATTTTTTTATGCCCGCAAGCTTCTGCATTTTCTCCTTCCATGGGTCAATGCTTTGCTTGCTTTCGTTAATGTTTTGTCTTGAATTTAGCATAGAACTTAAGTTCGATCTTCTGTTGACTGACTCGCTAAGTGATTGTGGACCATTTTTGCTATTAGGCGTCGATCCCACTGTAGCTCTGAGTGTCTCATGAAGATTTTTAGCTTCCTTCGGAGACTCCGCATTCGAGAT